TCTTACTGGTTTTTCATCAGCTACATCTATGCACATATCTAGTAAATCACTAACACTATCTTCATGGCCACGACTTACTTGGAATTTCTCACCGACTACATCTTCTTCTGGTGCATCAATAACCATTCCCCATGCGTCCATTACATCAGCTGAATAAGTTAGATCTCTTGTTTGGTCTCCACCTTCTAATCGTAAAGGTAATCCTTTAATCAATGCTCTTAGCCATATAAAGATGAATATATCCCTTCTCATTCCTGGTCCTAGAACAGCTCCATTACTCATTATAACAATAGGTAGATCATAACATCTCTGATAAGCCCAGTAAGCCATCTCTGCAGCCGCTTTGGAGAAGGAATAAGGATTATGTGGTGTAAGTGGATGCTTTTCATCAATAGGTAGATACAGTGGTCTTCCAAATTCATTACCACTACCGGCAAATATCATTTTCTTAATACCTTTTACTTTTCTACATACCTCAAGAAGTGAGATAGTTTCTTCTACATTTTCCATTACAGTCCATCTAGGTGAGGTGATACCCATTGGTACATCAGCTTGAGCAGCTAAATGAACAATTATATCATGTCCTTCAACATCTTCTTGTTCAATATCTCTGAGTGCTTTCCACTTATAAGTAAGTTTCGGATGGTCAATTACATCCATCAAAGCCCACGCCATGTGTGGCGACACTATATCTAATGCCGTTACTTCATGACCTGCTTCAAGCATTCTCTTTGTGAGTCCACTACCAGCAAACCCAGCTGCTCCTAATATTAATAGCCTCATACGATTGTTTGATTAATGATTAATAGAGTGGTGTTGTGTTTGTTTTATCACTTCCTGGAAATCTAGTTTTGTCTGGATCTGGAGTATCACTTGAAGTAAAACCTTGACGAACCATTGCTATATAAAAGGGCCAGTCTGCTTTACAGACATATTGATATCCATGTGCCTCCTTCCATATATACTTTGTGTCGCCTATCATATTTCTTTTTTAATAATTAAATTATATCTATTGACTTTCTAATACCCTCATGTTAAACTACCCATATATGAAACTAATTGATATTGATAAAACTTGGAGAAATACACGCCCTGGTATTTGGCATAAACCATTTATGGCTAAACGTGGAAATAAACGTGTGAAAGAATGGGCTATTTATCATGAAATGATTTGTAAAGGATGTAGTGATAAATATGTTTCTCCTTATAAAAGAGTAAAATATTGTACACAACTTTGTCAAAATCAACATAATAAGCAGTTCGGTAAAAATCATTGGCGTTGGAAGGGAGGTAAAGCAAATGTGGCTTCAGGATATATCATGGTACGAGAATCAACTGGAAAATATGTATTTCAACATAGATTAATTATGGAACAACATCTTGGAAGAAAACTTACTAATAATGAAGTTACTCACCATATTAATGGAATACGAAATGATAATCGCTTAAAAAATCTACAGCTCATGACTCGTAAAGAACACGCCCATCATCATGCTATTTCTTCAAATTGTAATGATCTAACTCAATAGTCCCCTTAGGTAATATACCACTAACCATTAACATGGTATCTAATCTTTGCTTATAGGTTCCTTTTTCCATTACTAATTTTCTACCAGCTTCTGCTATCTTTTCTCTTTCCTTATCGTGTTTTAAATAATACGCAATTTTTTTCATTGCCTCATCTGTTGTTTTATATGTTACTAAGTGTTTTCCATTCTCAAATAAATCATTTAATCCAAGCACTTCTTTAGTTATCAAGAAACTTCCAGTTGATAGCGCTTCCCAGAGTCGCATATTACAATCACCTTTAGTTGGTGGATTCAACACTACTTTTGACTTCTTGAATATATCTGCGCAATCGTCAGTCAACTTTTCATCTTTTATATATCTTGATAACCTTGTACCGCACCAGAAGTTTGGAAATCGTTTAAATGCTTCTTCTAAGAAATCAATCCGTTCAGTACTTACTAGATGTCCAACAAATGATACATCATATTTCTTTGCAGCTTTTGGTTCAGCCGGGAATGCCCTTGGCTCAACTCCATGATAAAGTAAATGCGGATTTTTAACTCCATCTTTCTTCATCTTCTTCCATCCTTCTTCTTGAGCTACAAATACATGTTCAGCAATCTTTGCTGTAGCTAATCGATAGTCATAACCTAGATGTGTGTCAGAAGCAAAGTAAGTAAACTTTTTAGGAAATACTATCTTATAAGGAAGCGACTTTATTAATCCATCTTCACCCCAATCAATCCATAGATGTAGATCAAATTTTCCAAACTTACTATAATCTCCATTAGGAATTAAATGTATAACCTCAATATCTTTCATCTCTCTTAATAAGTTCCAAGCATATACAGGAAAGCCATCTGATCGTCCTAATCTATTTTCATAATATATTGCTACTCTTTTCTTTTTCATTCTTTTGTCTCCTTTTCATATATTGAAAGGAATGACACCGTATTATATCCAGACAATATTTTTACTTTTTTAAGCCCCATTAAGTTTAATAGATTCTCCATACTCTTTGGAGTAAATACATGTACATGCTCAGGATTTAAATTGATAGTTATCTCAGACGATTCATCTGGTACAGCAATTATCAATCTTCCACCTGGCTTCAATACTTTTATCCAATTTTTCAATGTACTTATTACATCAACACAATGTTCTAATATATGTCTAGCAATTATTGTATCAACATATTCATCTTTAAATGGTAAAGGTTTTTCAACATCAGCTGTAATATCAGCTACTGAATTTTGATATAAATTTGGTATTTCTTCTCCTTTAGGTACTTTATCAACTCCCATTGCATTAGGTATAGTTTTTTTATTACCACATCCTAGATCAATAATCTTTTCTCCTTTAATAAATTCCCTAACCAATTTTCCTTCTTTGTCAGTGTCTATGAATTGATCTGAAAAATTCTTTGGTTCACTAAACATACCAGAATACATTGTGTTTACCCATTTCCATAATCCATGTTTCTTTATAAGCCCAATAGTAGTTTTATCAGCCATCTCTCTTGAATTCCAGCCGCCTGGTTTGTCTGGTGTTCCATGTAACTTCTCTCCTGTTTGAAAGCCGTGATGCCAGACGAATATATCTTTTCTAACCATTAAAGCGTAGCCTGCATCTCTTATTCTAATTGATAGATCTATGTCATCACCACCTGGTAAAGTCTCATCAATACCACCAGCTTTCTCTAATGCTTCCACTCTTATTAAGATACAAAATCCTATTAAGAATGGTACTTCAAACTTCATTATCTTTGGATCTTGAAATATATTCTGTTTACCCATAACTACATTAGTTGATGGTCCAATTGCCCCAATACGAGGATAATATCCATCCATATTTCTAACCATTTCCTTTAACCAATATACAGATGAGGTTGGAATAAATGTATCGTCATTCATAAACATTACAAATTCAGTATTAACATGCTTCATTCCTAACTTCAGTCCACCTTCCCATCCTAAATTGTGAGGTGCTTTTATAACTTCTAATTTATCTTTACCTTCATTTGTTTCAACTTCTGTATCGCCATTATTAATGACAATGATCTTTACTGGTTCTACGTGATATCCACCAAGGATTGATGAAATGCATTCGATCAATTGTTGTGCATTATTATAAGTCGGAATAAGAATCGTCACCCTAGGTTCTCTTTTCATATTATTTTAGCCTCCTATCTTTCCAGACATCACAGGACCCATTGTTGGTTTATCCCCATGTGTCTTTCTTAATTGTTTAACATTCATCTCAGACTCGTAAGTCTTCTCAGTTATTTCTTTTGGTGTTGATAGATGTCCAAGCTTTACAGCTGTATCCATATATACTTTGAATCCACTTTTCTTTGCATCAAAGCAGAATTGTACATCTTCACCTACATTATTATTCATAACAAACCAAGGTTTGCTCATTTCTCTAAAGTTCTTGCAATTAATAAGTACAGCTCCGAATCCTACTGCATCACATTCTACTAATGAATTTTTTGGATAATTATAATAAATTGTTGATATATAATAATCCTTTTTTGCTACCTCATCATATCCTTCAGTTAGATTAAATATTACAGGTTTATGAGGAGAGTATCGTGTAAATGCTAATGCTCCTACTATATCTTTTTGTCTCTTATATAGCCGTTCAAACATATCAACCGGGCAGATCATATCATCATCTATAAATAATAAATAATCAGCTTCACATACCATAGCTTGTTCAGCAAGTCTCTCTCTAGCAATTGGTGTCAATGTTCTTCCAACTGTACCCTGACTAAATTCAAATTCTATGTCATCAGGATAATCAAATTTAGTTCCTTTATATTCCTTAATTCCTAAGTGTGATAATGCTTGTAGCATTCCTAAATGATAGGTTCCAAGTAATCTATTAAAATAAGATTCACTTTCAGTCTTACCTTCATTGGGTATGCCAACAAACACTTTAACTATTTTCTTTTTGGTTGCCTCCTTCTTTTTCATTTTAGTAATCCTGTCTTAATTTTTATCCATTGCAACAATGTTACATAATAAGCTTTCTTTTGATGATGTCCAGCACATAACTCTATGCCATCTACACCAACCAATCTTCCACAAGTTGCGCATTTAAAGAATGTACTGTGATCTTTTTCATTTAATTTAATCATAAACCTCTTTTAAATTTATTTAACTTTTTTATTCCAAGGTATCATACCTTTTTTAAACTCTGTTTTTGAGCTAATATGTTGCCCCTTTTTCCATTGATTATTTTTTTGTACTTCAGAATAATGCAACCTTGCGTGTTCTTTTTGCGACATTATTTCTATATTTTCTGGTTTATTATCTGTTTTATCTCCATTAATATGATGTACAACTTCATGGCTATAAAGATAACGACCTAACTTTTTCTCTGCTACTAAGCGATGTTCTAACACATAACCAGTTCTACTAGCATTTGGATGTTCAGGTTCATATAATTCTATATAACCAGCCGAATGAAGTTTTTTTCCAAATCGTGCTTTATCAGCATATTTTTCAACTCTTTTATCTGTTTCTTTTGTTTTCCCTTTATTCCAAGGAATTGTTCCAGGAGAGTGATATAAACCATTTAATTTCGCTCTCCTGGATTCAATCCTTTTGGCAATGTGCTCAGGACTTTGTTTTCCTCTTTTCATAGTAACTTTTCTTAATGATTAGTTACTATTATTATATCGCACTTACATTTTTATGTCAAGGGCTATATAGCTCTTATAAAAACGGGGCCACTTGGTGCTCCACCAGAAATGTTCACTGTGTCCATATTCTGAATGTATTTGAAACTTGCTGAAACATTAAGTTCCTCAGTCATTCCTGAAGTTAATGTACCGGATGCTCCACCTGGTGTTAAAAATGTTTCAGAAACAGTTACTATACCAACTGTTTTATCAGCTTCGAATGAAAATAATGCTGTATCGCAATATCCCCAAGATTGTAACCTACCATAACCGTTTGAAGCTATGTCTTCTACTGAAATTCCAGCGAGCATAGGCATTTCTGTTAAAGCTGTCAAAAGATGAGTATTAACACCATCATTTGAACCTATTTCAGCTGCTGCGTGAACACCTACATACCTCATTGCTGAACCAGCAGTTGCTACTGTAGCGGAAACATTTTTCGTTACAATATAAACTTTTTCTGGGTCAGTTCTATTTAATCTTTGTACCTGCATCTTGATTGTTCCTTTCTAAGCACCCACATTTAAGGGTGTCGTTAGATTATTACCTCCCTGCCTCCCTATACTCTATACGCCGAATGCTAACCATGTACCATCGACACCTTCTTGATTAATAATACCAAGTGTTCCATTACTAGCAACACCCGCATTAGTTTGATTCATGAAAATCTTTGGTACGGCTGCATCTACATGTGAAGTAATATTTATCACTACATTTTGGATATAACATAATCCAGTAGTAATATCACCACCAGTATCATCGGTATCATTAGTGAAAGTACCCCAAACGACTTTCATATTACCCATGACTGTTTGTCCACTAACCGCTGAAGTAAAACTCATAAAATTATTCCTTTTTGGTTAGTTGTTAAGCTGTGATACCTGCTAATACACCTTGACGAGAAGCATTGGACATAACCAATTGACCCATCCATAAGTATTTAGCTGACTTAGCATCTTGATCGACCGGTTTGATAAATGGTTCAAGAACGAAATCGGCTGCAGAATGTACTGATAAGTTCAAGTAGTCAGAATTCAAGAAGTACATATAACCAGCAGTACAATTAGAATCCCACATCAATGTCTCGTTTTTGAACTTCAAATTCTGAAAACCAGCATCTGCAGTTTTAGTATCAACAAACCTTTCTTGTACTTGTAGAACCTTCTCATAATATTCAAATATGGCTTGAGTAGTCATAAGAATATCTGGAGTGTCAGTTCCCTCATCAGAACAAGTGTTAAACATTGATCTCATTTCATCTAAACCATTGGCTGCAAATGATCCAACCCCAGTGGTTGCATTATTACGCCAAAATGCGTTTGTTGCAGTTGCACGATTTATTCCACCAATAGTATCAGTGGTAGGTGCTACATCAACTAATTGCTGTAGACCATTAATCTCTTTTGTACCTGAATCACCACCACTTCCAAATGCAGCTACATCCATGATTTTCTTTGCAGATTTCTCAGCTTGCATGATTTTTGATTCTAACAAGTTGATCATCTTTTCTTTACCTGAATTCTGTCTCTCTTCTTTACCTGAAATAGTGATTGTAACTGCTGATTGTCTCCAATCATACTCAGCTGCTGAAATTCCAGTTTGAGGAGTAGTGTCTAATACATCATACCCATCATAGAAACCAGCAGTTGAATTCTCAGCATACAAAAGTGGAATTACGCAAATTTGTTGAATACTTAATTAAACAGTGAATTTTTTTGAACAATGTGGACATTCCACTTCATAACCTAATGGATAATGTGCCCTAAATAATAATTGTAGATTTTCTATCCGATTATCATTTCTTATACCATTTTTGTGATGAACCATTTCATAAGGTTTAAGGAATCTTCCAATCTTTTTTTCCATCACTAAACGATGTTCAGTTACATAACCAGAAGAATTTGCAAATAGATGTTCTCTCATTTTAATCTTTATATATCCATTTCCATCCTTAAACTTCCCTCCCTTCCACATAGGATTAAGCTCTTTAGATTGGTTTCGTGGACACCTTTTGTGCATCTTAATCCCAAATCTTTTTGCATAATACATAATTGTTGTAGCAGTAACTCCACAAATATCTGCTACCTCCTTTAAGGACATATTATTTTTAGTATATTGTTCTTCTAACCATTCTTTGTTGTGATATTTTTTCATAGTAGTTTTATCATATCACACCACTGTTTAATTGTCAATGTATTATTGAGTCATTTCTGCTCAATTCTGCAACTTTCATTACAGTTCGGACTATCGCCTCTCCTTTTTATCGGAGTCTTCTCACTTAGTCTCTGCAGCTGTCTTTAAACTTGCTGTGGGTTGCCTTATTTTTCAACTTAGGTGTTCCCAATTGATCAGAGAAGATTTATAGAGCACCGATTTTACCTAATGCTCTCACCACCATCTAATTTTTTACGCTTGTTATCATACAATTTGTAAAAAAGTGGCAATTGAAGGAAAATATTATCTTCCAGAGTCCGTCTATAGTTTTTTAAAGTTGTTGACGCTATTTGGTCAAAACTTGTATTTGCATCACTCATGTTTTTATAACTTTAATGCCTCCTTCTATGTTCCCCACGCAGCATTTAATGCTTCTCTAACAGTTTGCTTACCTTTATTCTGTGTTTTATCACTTCCGCCACTACTACCCAGTGAAATGTTCTTCTTCTCTTTAAGCAAGTCAACAGCAGCTTTTCCACCACTATCTTTTGCTTTGTCGTAAGTTAGGACTTTATAGATATCTACTAGAGTTTGTTCATCTCCGATTAACCAAGGTGTTTTTTCAAGACGAGCATTGATTTCTTCCTTATAATTGTCGAAATCAGGAAACTGCTCTCTAGCACTATCAATTGCTGCCTTTGCTTTATCACCATAAAAGGTTTTTTGCATTGGCTCAATCTTCTCCTTGAACATCTTATTAACCTTCATATCTACTCGATGATCAATAATCTCCTCAGGTGTATGATCTGCATCAATGAACTCTTCCTCTTTATTCGCTAATCCTAATGCCGCTTGCATTCTAGGATCATCAAGCATTGGCTTTAGCTTATCATAAGCTGCTGCTGATGCTTCGATATCTTTCCTATTACCTAACTTTGACTCGAGACCTTGAGCCATTTTTGCTGCTTCTTCAGCTGCGTTTTCCTTTGTCCAGCCAAACTTTTCGGCCATCGCGTCTAATGTTGTCACCGCCTGCCCCACCTTATCAGTAGGAGCGTCAGTTGGATCAGGAACATCACCTTCTGGTGTAGTCTCCCCTGTATCCTCATTAGAAGTTTCTTCAACGACATCGTCAGCCTTCCCTCCATCTTCAGGAGGAGCTGGTGTATCGATGCTATCGTCTATTTGTTCTTCTGACATGTTTTTTATTCATTACTTAATTAAATTTGCGCTAATGAATTGTCAGGTGGCATGCTCACGGCGAGTACACCACCTCTTAAATCCACTAACTTATATATAAAGGTGCTATCGTTTGTTATGACATTTCTTCAAATGTAGGATCTTCTCTTTTCTTTTTAGCTACTTCACGCTTGTAATCATCCTTATCCCTAATATACTTACCTAGTCCTAAGTTATAACCTGGCTTTGAATATCCTGCATTCTTATCTCTATTGCCAGTCTTAGTTTTAGCAATCTCTGCTCTCAACATTGTATCATTAAGTTTAGCTTCCTTAACAGATTCCTGTTTTCTTTCTTGTGCTGTTTTCTTTACTATTATTTGCATATTATCCATTAACCTGTGTAGTTTCTAATGCAACATATTGCTTCTCTTTTTCTTTTTTTGGATATGCTTTCTTAATATCAGTATTAGTACCATCCTCTTTATCCTCTTCTTCCTTATAATTCTTTTTACTAGACACATAAGTCATTTCATCTACATCGAAATTATAGTTTGCTGGATTCTTTTCATCCTTGCGAATACCTACAATTGTAGTTGTAACATAGAAATTACATTCATCACCAATATCTTTCTTTTTAAGAGTATCTAATTGAGTAGTAGAAAGACTGAATGAAGGTGGAAAGTTTCTAAGCTCTGCACTCTCTGAGCTACTATTCTTCGGTTTCTCAAATTTAATTGTCTTTGATTTAAGAGCCTCTTGCATTGCCTCTTTCATTTGATGTGCCATAATTTTTATTTCTTATTGATTGGATCAGTTGGTGTTACTGGTGGTTCTAGAGTTTGTGCTACTGCAGGTTTTTGAATCTTTGCATTAACTAGATAAGCATTTTGTCTAGTATCTAGTGTCTTAACAATCATATTCCACTCACCAACAGTTACCTCTTTATCAGCTAACATTGTTTCTATCGTTAGCATAATATCATTCATTTTCCTTTGCTTAGCAGCGATAGCTAAATTCTCAGGGTTTAGATTGTCTTTTTTTACTTTGTTGAACATAAGCCTTTTTTAATTATTATTTCAATTGATTAACTCCTTGATTAAGATTACCTTGATTAGGTGTTCCAGTTCCAAGTGCTTTAGGATCTAGTGGACCACCATTATCCGGTATATTTACTTTATCTATTGGTCTATCTTGTATCTGATACTTAATACCAAACTGTTGCATGATATCCATTCTCTCTTGTTCAGTAAGCACAATCCACATCTTATCAAGATCAAATGAGATAGTCCCAATTGTATCTTTTGGAGATTCTGGAGGAGGTGGTTGTGGAGGTGGAGAAGTCTTTAGTTTCTCAGTAACTTGCTTCATAGCTGGTAATGTCTCTAATACAGCAACAGTCAAATCTTTATTGATTGATTGAGTTTCAGGTTTACCATAAACAAGATTATACGCATCCTGTGTCTGTTTTCTAACAACATCATCATCTAACTTAGCCATTGAACCAGATTCAACATCGAGTATAATTTCCCCCTCAATCTTAGTCCTATCAATATCAAGCCATGTTTCTGCACCAGCTTGGCCAGTAACTTGAATTGGTATAGTTTCTTGTAAAAATGCTTGATCTAATTGTAATAATCGTCTGTAGATAGTTTGGACAAAATCCTCAACTTGTTCTTGTTCTTCATCACGCCTACTCAATGAATGTGCTTCAATGATTTGTGTTTGTCCTAATGTATCTGGACCATCAGCACCGGCACGTTGATATTGCATTACCCCTGTAATTACATTAATATCATCAATTACTCTCTTATCAGTTTCAAATGGATATGTAAGATTTGCATCTTCTACTGGTTTAACAAAATTACTCAATGGTTCTCCATTTGCAGATACACCAATTAATGCTCCATCCTCAGGACTCTTTAAGTTTTCAATATCTTCCTCTTCAATCTTTACCTTATCATATAAATACTTTCTACTAAACCTTTTACGATGATTAATTTGTTGTGCTCTACTATCATTTAACTCATTCTGTAAGTCAGCAATCTCATTAACTTCAGATATTTTGTAGAAACCTGCATAATCCTCATCACCTGTGATTAAAGCGAATGGAAGAGCTTCATTAAGACCAAATAATTTAGCATATTTATTATCATTCTCTGCCAAAGGATCTTCTCTACCCTCAGCATCTACAACATGTTTTTCTGCATCAAAATAATCATATATCTTAACTCTCTTGAAATCATCAGAAGAATCAGTTGTCCCCTTAGTATAATCCTCATCCAATACAGTTGTGGTAGGTAATGAATCTTCCTTAACACCATATTTCTTTGCAACTATCTTTGTACTTAATGTTCGTTCAAAAACAACATAAGGGATATTATCATCATCAGAATCTGGAGAGAAATATACTTTATCAGGTTTGATTCTACGAATATCTGGTCTATCTTGTAATATCTTATCAATATTATCTTCATCATCTACAGTCTTTTTAACTGATGGGAGAACCTTAAATGATTCTTCACTTGGAGCAATCTTACCTGTTTGGCCTTCAATCTCTTTCTGCTTAAATGTGAAGTCAGTCTGCCAACCAGTAAACACAACACCATAACCACATACCTTCCAATCATACAATGCTCTCTTTATCTGCTTCTTAATCCCATATTCTTTGAACTGATAGTTGAGTGTTTCCTCTGCATTCCTTGCATTCTCTGTGAAATTAGCAACTGGTAATTGACCTTCAGGATCTGGTTGTTGATCTTTTGAACGAGACTTAATCAGTATCTTAGGATTCTTATAATACAATGATGCCAGCTTATTTTTAATTGTGCTGGCTGTGTAGTTAACGAATACTCTATCATTTAAAGGTATAGATTCTTTGAAGTATCTACCAGTGATGAGTTCATTCCAATATTTAATTTGTTCCTCACGCTCTTGTTTAAAGAAATTCTTAGCTGCTTGAATTCTATTCAAATACAACTTGTCATCATCTTTCTTTTTATCCTTTGCCATGTTTATGTCTTTTTATTGCCGCCTCGAATACCTTTTTAGCTGAATTAGGGTGATGTTTTGCTATTAAGCCGTAATTAATTGGTACTGTTAGTAATCTCATCTGGTTTGCTATCGCTAGTGATATAACTCTATCATCAAACATTCCTATTGGTGCTGACATCCTACCTGCTTCATCCCTTTGATAAGATAAGCACTCCATTATAGTTTCTTTATCCGGTATATCAATACTCTCTTCACGAATAGCCTCTTGTAATGCATCTATCATTAATGGCTTTGTCTTCTGATTCGTCAACCATCCTATCTCTGAAATTGTAGTCTTTGCAATCTTATCTAACTTCTGCCTGCGATAAACTGCCGGATAAGCGAGATCTTTAAGTTTCTGACATACTACTAGACCGTGATTATTTCTTTCTGGTCCTATGATTGCTCCCCTATAAAACCTTGATAGTCCTACTAGCTCTATTGCAAATGCGTCTGGATCAATTCTACCGTGCCAAGTTGCTACTACCTTGAATCCTTTACGTGATAGTATATGTGCTGAACTGAAATCTCCTGTAGCATCTCCTGCTGATTGTTGAGTAATAGTGATTCCTTCTGCTACATCAGCTCCCATAACATAATCATCTTCTGGTGTTGGATCGTCATAGATTGTTATGTAGCCATTCTTATCCTCCGTGAACTGACCATCTATGTTTATGTATCCATTTTTCATCTTGTTATTAATTCTTTTGCTTTATCTTTACTTATTATATGACCGTACAATGGGCCACTTAGATCTTCTATAACTTTCTTTAATAACTGCCTACGATAATGTCTATTATAATTTTCTACTCCATATTTATATTGATTTGTATATGCTTCAAGTTCTTGAGTTAATCTGAATTCAGGATCTATATAATATAAGTCCCACCATTCCTTTACTCCCATTTCTTTCTGTTGCTTTACATGTGTTTCTTCGTGTGCCATCAGATCGAGACTTATTTTATTACCACTTGGAACATACAATATACCATCATAAGTGAATATTACATTTTCTCTTTTAGCTACCCAAGGAAAGTATTTTATTATTTCTTCATAGTTTGGTGGTGTTTTATGTTTAATTTTCATAGCCTCGCTAAATATCTTTTTAATATCTCACTATTAAATACTGGTCTACCACTTGATATAAATGCTTCAAACTCATCTGCCGGATACTCTTGTTGGAACTTAGATTCATCTGGGAACTCTGTCATCTTACGTCTTCTCCATCTCAACTGGTCCTCTGTTACATTAAACCTTTCTACTAGAGATACTTCATCATCTGTTAAATTTCCTAGATCTTCTCCTTTAATCTGATACTCATAATGTTCCCACCATGGAAAGAAATGTATCTTGAATGGAGTGAATCCTCCTCTTGATCTCTCCCAATATTGCTTGAAATAATTAAATCCATTAGCTGTAGTTTCCATTACTATTCGTCCATCATCCGGTACTGCAGGAATTATTCCTGTGATAAACTCCTCAGGATTATCAAAGAAAGCAATTTCAGATACATGTAAATTATTAACTACATCTCCTCTGCCAAATGATTTTTGGCCAGGAGTACCTATATAAAATGTGCTATTTGTCTCTGGAAAATATATCTCTGATTTACTATTGTATGTTAATGGTATTTTTATAAATTCATTACCTTCGTAGAAATTCTCTATGTAGAATCTAACTCTCTGTAGCAATCTCTGTGCAGCTTTCTGTTCATGTGACACAACTACCGACTGCGTATTATCTACAGATAAGCAATCAATTAAGAAGTCAGCCAATATCTTTGAAGAAAATCCTTCTTGCCGTGCTTTTAGAATTATATCCCTGTTAGTCTGATTCTCATCATACTTTGCTTGTATATCATTCAGTTTTAACTTTACTACCTTTCTTTGCTTGTTCACTATCAACAGGTGGTTTTCTATTTGCTTCCTTCGTGTCGTCATCTAATATGTCTGATACTTTTTTATTTATATTTATTTCAGTAATTTCTGCAATTTGCTCAATATACTTAAAATAGTTAGCGGTTGCTTGCTGATTACCTTGTTTAGCTTCCTTTGCAGTTGCTTCTATAATTTCTGGAGTATGTGAAATTCTAGCAATATTCTTAGCTCTTATTAACACTTCATCAAGAAAATCAGGTCTTCTCTTCCACTTTGCTATTATTCCTTCTGCTACACCTAATTTTACTTCTAATTCCTTCTGTGTTTCTGGTACTCTATCTGCTTTAGGAGTAATCAACCATTCAATTGCATGCTCTCTTTCAATTATTAATTTTCCACCTGAGTTTGTCATATTATTTAATCCTCTACATCTTCATAATCAAATAAAACATAATAATCAGTACCAAATCCTTCTCCATGTTCTTTATCTTGTTCTACCACTCTTACTTTATATCCAGTATTAACAAGTACAATCACCATATTTTCTCTATCGGTACAATTATTTACTTTTAATTTTATTGTTTTTTCTTTATTCATATAAATTGTGTAACACGAGGATTTCTACCCTATTACTAATAAAGGAGAATAATAGACAATATACTATCACAAGTAAGTAACTATCTATTATTCTACCCTACAAATAATAAGATTCATTACGATTAAGCAAATTGCCCGAATTCATTAAAGCCCTCGCGATTGTCAGCCACACTATATATTCCTCTAGGCTATCCGCACATTAGAAATATATAGGGTAGATGGCAAACTACTTTAATTTCATCTAGCTCCGTTTTTAACGAAACGGTACTAATTAAACGCCTTGTGCTTTTATAATGCCTCCATTTATATATAAAATAATTCTTATAATTATCTTTAAGCGGTAGTTGATATAGTGCGTCTTTTTTGTTTAGTTAGTTTTTTTGTAGGTACTCTAAAACCTTTTTGGCTGTTAGCCACCACCGCTTCAACTTTGAAATATTAACTCCCTCTTGTCCTGAGAGTCAATACTATCAACTAGTCGCTTAAAAATAACTATTCGTTCATATTTTTTGTTATTAACATATCAGTTTTACAATGACAACTTTTACACATTGAATTTCTTTTTTATACTTCTTTATTTACTTCCTCATCTATTGGCACAGTGCTTTTAAGAAGTGCTTTTGCATTATCAAATAGGCCCGATGCAGCTGCTCCGGACAATAATCCACCAACAATACCATTAACTAAAACAACATCACTTGTTAATGATGCTATAATACCCCCTACAATACCTAGTGATAACGACAAAATAGGAATAAACTTTGTATTTAAACCAATTTTTTTTAGTGCTTCCATTAGAAGAATTATTATTACTGCTAATGAAGCTCCACCTATTACTAATTCCATAGGTTCTAATTTAATTGTTAGATATATCTGTACTAATCCTAACATAGTATTGAAATTAATGCAAACGCCGGCCTGTGCATAAGTCCTCTGTACAAAATTAGCTATCCATGCTAGTATAAAGGAACTATGAAGTACAGAAATAATATTATAAATAAATACAGACATCCACTATCCATGGTGGCGTTTTTTGTGTGCTTCATAGGCTACCAATAACCCTATGGATGGTGGTTTTTTGTGTTTAATTAATAAGAAAATATATGGCAAATAGACGAATGTTCTCAATGAAAATAGTGGATACTGATGCTTTTATGGATATATCTCAAACAGCTCAATCACTATATTTTCACTTAGCAATGAGAGCTGATGATGATGGATTTATAGCTAATCCTAAAAAAATAATGAAAATGATAGGATCACAAGATGATGATTATAAGATTTTATGTATAAAAAAATTCATAATACCATTTAATAGTGGAATATGTGTTATTAAGCACTGGTTAATCCATAATCTTATTAGAGGAGATAGATATACCCAAACACAATACATTAGAGAAAAAGACCAACTAAAAATACACCCTATTAATAAGAAATATAGCTTAAATAAAGGAAATAATGAAAATGTCATACCAAATGGCAACCAAAGGTTGTCGCAGGTTAGGTTAGGTAAGGATAGTATAGGTAAGGATAGTATAGATAAGGATAATATTAAAAATATAGAAATTTTCTCCTATAAGGGTTATTTAGAAAAAATGAGTAAAAATCCTAGTAATGGAATAAAAATAATAGCTCTATATGCTAAAGAAAAAAATATTATATGGGAAAATATAGATCAAGCTCAATCTTTTATTAGAAGAAATCTAAGGGCTTCTGGATTATTAAAGGGATATGAATTATTAAAAATACAAGAAGTGATGAAATATCTTAAATTAAATGCTGATTTTAAATGGACTTTAGAAACAATAACTAAATATATTGATGAAGATTTAAATAATTTAACTACAAAAAAGAAATTTAATGAATTATAATAATTAATAATAAAAAATTATGAAAACAAAAGAACAAATACAACAATGCCCAGAATATCAAAAACAAAGTATTTGGATGGAGGGTATTGAACATGGGAGAGTTGAATTACTAAAGGTTATGTTAAATAATAATTTAGTTGATTTAGAAACCCTAGCTGAAATTTTAGCTGGTTTAGATTTTGGTGATATGAAATTATATAAATAAATATATGAATTTAACAGAAATTATGAAAGGTTTTTATGCAGTAATATTTATAATCCTAGTTATATTGGCATTAGTTGGCGAATGGAATAAAAAATAATAATAAATATATGGAATTAAAAAAGGAATTAGTTAATCCAAATCTAATAAACGAGATAACTAAGGATCAACAGGGCGAAGACAGAGTAATTGCATTGTCTGAATTCTCTAAAGCATCAGAACATAAAGGACTAATTATGTCAACTGGTTTTAATCTCTTTAATGAAGCTATGGAGGGTGGATTTAGGGAAGGTGATTTGGCAGTAATATCTGGTATATCTGGTCAAGGTAAATGTCATGGTAAAGGAACAAAAATATTAATGTTTGATGGTAGTATTAAGAATGTTGAAGATGTTAAGGTTGGAGATAAATTAATAGGTGATTATTCTAAACCAATGAATGTATTATCTTTAGCTAGAGGTAGAGAAATGATGTACGAAATAAGTCATCATAAAAATAAGACTGAACCATATACAGTCAATGAGAGTCATATATTATCTCTTAAAAACAATTCTCATGCTTATGGTGGTGTAGGTATAAAAGATATTGAGTTAAAAGAATATTTAAAACAATCAGATTCATTTAAACAATTTCATGTTGGTTATAAGCTTGGAGTTAATTTTCAACAAAAAGAAGAATTGCCCATAGACCCATATTTTATTGGTCAATGGCTTGGTGATGGTACTAGCTCTAATGTTGGTATAACTACTATGGATGAACCAGTAGTTGATTATCTTAATAAATTAGCAAAAAAACTAGATTTAAAAGTTACTATTCAAGAACAAAAAAATAATAA